CCCCGTCTTGACTAATCAACAATTCACTCATCGTCATCTTCCTTATATCTTCGCACGAGGTCTTCTATCTCTTGTTGGCAGGTGGCTAGACCCCGGATCACCCCCACCAATTCACGATAAGCGGAGTAATCACTCACTCCACCATTCGCTAATACTTCGGTAATTTCTTCCTGACGAATACGGATTTTTTTACCAAGATGTTCTAATATTTGACGTTCCATTATTTATTCCTTCTGGCCATATCCATGGCTGCTTTAACTCTTGCTTCCTGTTCAGCTAAGCGAATTTTCTGGGCATGGGCTTCTGCATTCATTGCCAATTCTTGCTGATGATTCTGAGCTGCCTGCTGAAGCTCTTGGATATGAGCTTGTGCTGACTGTTGTATTTCTTGCAACTTGGCTGCAGCAACAGCTTGTGGATTATTACCCTGAGCTGCTTGTGCTTTCAGCTGCAGTTCAGCTTGTTTAATCTGTAGATCACCCTGAACCTTTTGTGCTTTGGTCTGTGCTTCTTGCTGAGCAATCTGCAACTGAGCTTGCTGCATTTGGATCATGGGATCTTGCGCTTGCTGCTGTGCTTGCTGTTGAGCCGCTTGTCCCTTGGACATTTGGAGCACTTGCTGTGCAGCTTGAGCAACCAATTTAGACAACTGGACTTCCATGTCCTCTGGCAATTCTTTATCTGGCTTGGGTAAATTAACACCCAATTGATCCTGTATCTTGGCTCTATAAGAGAAAGCCAAGTGCTCTGCAATGTGAGCCATGATAGCTCCTTGCATTTGCTGTGCCATAGGACTCTGACCGATTTGAGCCATGAGCAATGGGTCGCTCATCATCGCCGAGTGAACAGCAATGTGTGCATCGTGGTCTTGGTAGATAAAGGCCTTGGTGGGTTTGCCAGTCAAGAACGACATGTTCTCTGATACTGGATCTCTTGGCTTCTGGTCATCGTCCGTAGGCACAAGCTTATCCGCGTTCTTAATACCCAAGACTTCCAGCATCTGCCTATGCAGATTAGGCAAGTTATAAATCTGGGGAGCCTGCTGTGCCATCTGCATTGCTGCCTGGTACTGCATGATCCTCTGCGCCATGGTGCTAGAGTTGGGATCAGATACGGGAATAATTTCCACCGCATCGTAGTCTTCTTGCTTGGCTTTCTTGTCACCAGACGTAGGATTGTACTCATATCTCTTGGGAGCAAAGTCCCTGATGATATCTTTGAGTAACTTGAACTCCTGTTTCATGGAGTAATGGACACGAGCCTGCACAGCAGACATGGTCTTCAGCTGTCTTTCCAACAAAGCCAGTGTAGTGCCCACTGGAGCATTGGCTGACATGTCGGAAATGTTCATGTCACTGATTGCACCAAGCTTCCTAGCCTCATCTGTAATCGTGGACAGTAAGGCTGCCAGTACTTGGCTGGGTTCTTTATAGGGCAACGTCATGATGTTGTCCTTAATAGACCCGCTCGGTACGTCTACATCCCTAAATTCTCCTGGAGCAATTGGGGTATCGTCCCCTTTCACCCTCAATCCACGGGACTTTAGTCCACCTGGTAAGTTAGCCAATGAGCCAGCGTCCACCAGCTGGCGAATAATCATCGTTCCTGCCCTAGCATATCCACCAATCAGGTGAATTAGACCAAATCCATACGCTCCAAAGCCAGGAATATAGGTGTATTGAACAAAGTGCTGGCGTTTTAACCGTTTTTTGTCCCCGTCAGTCCAGTTTCTACGGATGGCCAGTACCTTATTGGTACCTCTATCAATAGAAATAACGTATGGCAGGGCGATATCATCTTCATCTTCAAAGCCAGGNAGGTTGTAATCCACATGAACTTCACAGATTTGGTACCTGTCATCATCAGTTACAGAGTATCCGGACTCATCAGCCTTCTTCTTTTCGATGTCTGTGGCTATTTGTACGGGTTCACCGAGCTCCAAATCCCTATAAAACCCCTCAACCTGTAGCTTTCTAATATCGTTTTTGGTCTTTCTCATGATATGAGTGACCCGTTCGCAGTGCATAACACCACTGGAACCGTACGGCATGATCAAATCTTCAGCCCCAACGTACATAGCCATGGCTCTACCCAGCGCTGGATCAGGGTAAACCTTCTTAAATGCAGACCCAATCAACCCCAAATTAAGCAATAAACGCTCATGTTCAGGCCGATATTCCAGCATTACATCGGTTAATTCGTAGTTCATGTCCTCTTGGACACGTTCTGCCATCTCTTGTTTTAACTGGTCTATAGCACCAATAATCTGGGTTTTTACCGGTCCTTGGGCGGGAAAACACTCACTAATCGTCTCACTTTGGAACCTAATAGCCGCCTCAGTCAGTACTGTTGAGAACACACCACACGCACCATTCCANGGTTCTGTGCGTTCTTCATACTTCATTCCTAGTACTTCTAAGCCTTTGACATAGGTTTCAGCCCAGTCTTTCCTGCTATAGATGTCCTGATCTACTAGCTCCATCAATTCATCTGCAATCGTGGACAGTTGGCCTTCGTCTAAATCTTCAGCCAGATTGCTATAGAAATCATCGTTGTGATCTATGGATTTATTGGGAGAAAGGTCTATTTCAATACCACCAATACCGACATGCATCTCTTCAGGATTCTCAACTTCAATTTCAATATCAGGTTCAGGGCTGACATCCAAAGGAGGTACATCTGTATACAAAGCTTTATCGATATTTGTGGCCATGTTGGTTCCTAGTAATACGCACGTTTGCGTTTGAAATAAACAGTCTCTTCCTCTTCGTCAGAATCTAGTCTGAGAAAGCCGCCCTGCCTGAATCTTATCAGGGCTTGACTACTACTGTCCACATAGTCATCATGCTCGGCATTCGGGAATCTAGCAATCTCTTCAATCACTTCATCAGCCCAGTGCATCTCTGGAGCCCAGACTTTGCCAGATTTGAATAGATCAGTCACCGAGTTTAACCTAACAAACTTGTCATTGCCACGGGTCGGCGTGTATTCATAAATTGGAATACCCATCCTTCTCAATTCAAAGATCAACGGCGCACCAGCTGCCTTGGCCTCCACAATACATGTGTCTGGCTCCCACTCCCTGTGTGCATCTAGCGCAGCCTTCTTTAATTCAGGGAACTCATACTTATCCCTGAACGCATCCAGCAATATGATATTAATATCTTTTGGATCTTCATTCAGATGGAATATCCCCCAGGTCGTACACGCAGAATAGTCAGCCCTATCACTCTTCGTAAACGCAGTATCCCAGCTCTGTAGAATGAATTCACATGGCGGCGCACTGGCACCTTTCCACCTCTTCCACCATTCCCTCTTAACAATAGCTCCCTCTTCCCCAGTCGGAGTCTGTTGATATTGGGCATTCCACTTGTATATCCCGATCTCTTCCTTAACAGCTAACAACTCTTTTAAAGGCCAGAATTCAGGCCATAAAGGATTTCCGCTGGGCATAATCGCTGGCAGTTCAATCACCTCCCAGTCTTCCCCGCTTGAGCTCTTCAATATCTTCCCAGTCAAATCCCTATCCGACCAACGCGTCATCACCAATACAATCGCGCCACCAGGCTGCAAACGCTGACGAGGTCCAGACGTATACCACTCATAAACGTTGTCAAATATCTCCGGGTCATTACTCGCCAGCTTCGCTTCCTGCTCCGAATGAGGGTCATCAATAATCAAAAGATCTGCACCCTTACCCGTTACCGTACCGCCTACACCAATAGCAAAATAATCCCCACCCTTATTCGTTGCCCATCTTCCCGCAGCCTTACTGTCCGACTGTAGTCCTATCCCAGGAAACACAGACTGATACTGAGCCGAGTCCACCAAGTTCCTAACCTTCCTACCAAATCCAACCGCAAGATCCGCCGTATTCGAACACTGAATCACCTTCTTATTAGGAAACTTTCCTAAGAACCAAGACGGAAATAAATTACTAGCAAACTCAGACTTCGTATGCCTAGGACCCAGGTTAATGATCAACCTCTTCAGTTCACCACTCGCCACACGCTCAAAACATTTAGCCATGACAGCATGGTGCCTACCGTGGATAAACCCCGGCCACATCTTCTTCACATAAAACAAAAAACTATCCTGCGCCTTCTCGCGCTCTACCGCTTCCTTATAGTCCGTCACTTGACTCAGAAGCGCTTCCGCATCTTCCTTATCCAACTTCCCCAATAAGTCATCTAGCTTCATTTAAACAACCACATCAATATATTCACACCACATAATATGAACAACGCAACATAACATCTTGCTAACCAGTCAGGACATCTTTGACTCATTCCAAATCCCTAAAGTTAATATACACAGGCCGTACAGTCCTGCTCATTCCCTTTACCCTCTTTAACACCCCAAGCCTGACCAGCCTCTCTATAGTCGAATGCACATTCCCTAAACTACCCTTTTTCCTAAACTCCGCAATCTCCCTATAGCTCGGCGCAAATCCAAACCGCTTCCAATACTCATCTATATACAAAAACACTTCTTTCTGCACAGGTGTCATTTCCATCTCCATCACTTGCTTCTCCGTATAGTCGCTTCTCTTCGCAACCATCTCACGGTTAACAATTAATTTTTTTATATATTTTTTTTGAACTCTAGCCATAAATCACTACCGGGGGTCTTCCCCATCCTCGGGGGGTGGGTCTAACTGTCCACCGTTTGCAGTAACCGATATTTCATCTGATCCTTCNTGTGGAATAGTATGCAATTTGCCATGGGGCTCCGTCAAATCAAAAGTGGGGGCTGGGGGCTGGGTGGGCTCGCTTGGCTCAGAATTTTCCGGCGACATAGTAAGCTCAGCCAGTAATGAAGTGGCATCGTGCTCGATTACGTCTTGAACATCACCAGACATCAATCCCCTTATTTCGCTCAGTATCTTGGCTTTAATATCATCGCTCGAATGAATTACTTTTGTTTCGGATCGATGGGTGAAAAGAGATACCTCAGTCATTTGGCCAATGATCTTACTCGCTTGGATCTTGGCTTGTGGCTTGGAGTCCGGATCGGTTAACACCTGCACCAGGCTTGTAATGGCCAATGAGCGAAGGGATTCAGCGTTTTGATATTTCATCGCTTCATTAGCCCGTTGTATCGCTTCGATGGTGGAACTAACGTGTGGCTTAGATTTAACCCTATATGCGCTAGTCTTGACATTTTCCGGCTTGGCCTTGGTGTTATAGGCTT